CATTAACGGCAAACCTAGCGCTCGTCTCGTTGACAAGGCCGGCATCCGAGGATTGCGGGGTTGTTGGAGCACCACCGCCATCGCCTACGGCACCCTCAACGATATTGACAGCTCCGCCGCCGGTTATGGCGGCGGCGATCTTGGCCTGCCCGATGTCAGTGACTAAACAAATAAATGCCATTAATCGGTTACCTCAATGATGCTTTCAGTAGCAGCACCGCCGCCCGTTCCGGCTACGGCGGTGCCTGTGATCTCGATCGTCTCGCTGTTGAACTCGAAGAGCGCGACGGTGTGCGCGGGCTTATGCCTGTTAATGATGCATTTGATCGCGGTCTGTAGAGCCGCATCGGGGTAGTTGATCGTCCGCAACGTCCAAACGTGTCTCCATTCGCTGCCGCCCACAGGGTCGCCCATCTGGTTCACTCCCACTTCGAATGGGCTTTTAGGATCGATAGCGGCCCTGATACCCAACTTAGCGACGAGCCCTATCAGATACTCAGGTGACTGGCCCCCGGTGGCCGCGATGCGTGCCCGGATCACTGCCAGCCGATCGGCGGGATCGGCGGGGATGGCCATGCAGTCGTCGGGCAGGCCGAGCACGCGCTCCCACTCGGCCAGCAGCTCCACGGCCCCGTCGCTGAGCGTGATCTCCGTCTCCAGCTGCTTGGTGCGGCCGTCGATGCGGGCGAACTCGGCGGCGATGCCGTCGAGCAGGGCCACCCAGGCGCTGTCCGGGTCGGAGGGCAGCGCCATGCCGGGTGGCTGGAGCTGCTGCAGCTGCTGGCCGTAGTTGTTCATAGGCCACCCCAGGTCAGGTCGCCGAGTATCAGGATCTCGCCGGCGCCGGGGGTGAGGTCGGCCTGGTCGACGTCGACGGTGTGGTCGTACTCACCGGGCGCCAGGGAGATCGCTTCGTTGAGGTGGCTGAGCGGGATGGCGCCGCCGGGTTCGGCTTCGCGCTGGAACAGGTCCTCGATCTCGCTGCGCGCGGCGTTCTGCACCTCGGTGGTGTTGGGGTCGAGCAGCACGGTGATGGGCACGACCTTCGTGCCTGGCGCGTTGATGAAGAAGTTCGCGGTGACCGGGGCGCGCTCGGCGATGTAGGCCTCAACGGCGTCGAGCACGGTGGCCGACGGCAGGCCGTCCTCGGTGTTGCCGTAGGTCATGATGTAGACGGTGACCTGGCCGGGCCCTGGTGTGGTGGGCGCGGGCCAGGCGTGGGTCACGGCCGGGTGGGCGTCGCGGGCCCAGCGTCGATAGTCCGAGGCGCTGCCGCCTTGCGGCGGGTTCTGCACGCGCTCGACCAGGCGTTCGCTCCAGGCGTTGATGGTCTCGATGTCCGCGCCACCGCTAAGACCCGGCGCCACCACGACCAGCTCGCTCTGGATGCCGGGTTGTGGGTCGAGCAGCGTGAGGGTTTCGCCGGCGTCCAGGTTGCCGTCCGCGCCGCCTTCCAGCGCACGCACGGTGCCTTCGGCGTAGGGGCCGAGGGCGGTGACTTCTTCCAGCAGCTCGTACTGCTTGCCGCTGGCGGACTGAACCACTTCACCGGCCAGCAAGGTGAAGCCTGCCGTGCCGATGATGCCGACCGGGCCTTCGGCGCGGGTGGCGCCGAGCTGGGGCACGCCGTAGTGGTCCGCCCAGATCTTGAGGATGTCGGGGTCCTTGGTGTTGGGCAGCAGGTTCTTGGCCAGCCACTCCAGGCCGCCATACAGGCCGTGGGCCACGCCCGCTTCCATCTGCCCGAGGATCCGCACCAGGTCGCGCCGCAAACGCGGATCGCCCGCGATCAAGCGGCCGTCGACGTCGGCCTCGATCCGGGCTTTGATCTGTGCGATGTGCGGGCGTTCAAAGGGCATTTACGGTCCTATAAAAACGTGATGTTGCGCCAGGTGTTTTGGTAGCGGCCGCCGTCCGGGGCGTCGATCACGGCCGTGAGGCGCATGGTGTAGGTGCCGTCGCGCTCGACCGTGACCTGGATCCGTGAGGCGACACCGTCGCGGAGCATCCATTCCAGGGCGTCCTCGGCGAAGGACTGGGCGTCTCGGATCACGTCGGGGATCGTCTTGCTGCGGTGCAGCAGCCACAGCTTTGAGCCGGTGTGATCGTTGTCCTCGTAGGCGTCGGCCCAGAAGCCCCGGCGGTCCGCGCCCTTGGGCACGTCGTCGTCGGCGTCCGCGCGGCGATCCAGAAACAGCGACAGCAGCACGCCGGTTTCAAGCGCCGTACCGGTCCCGTCCAGGCTGATATCAAACCGTGGTGGGGAACCATCGTCAGGACTGAACGACTTCAGGTGCAGCATGCCGGCTCCTAAATCGGGGTGGATGTGTTGCCGCCTTCGGAATCGGTATGGCGGTGGCCATCGACCGACGTGCCCTGCGCGGTGGTGAGGTTGCCGGCCTGGCTGATCGTGGCTTCGTTGATCGTCGCGGCCGCGCCGGACACGGCCAGGCCTTTCTCGCCGGTGATCAGATCCGCGACCGTCAGCGTCTTGAGGCAGCGCACGGGCCCGTCAAAGACGATGTCCGCCGACTTCACCGTCACCTGTTCGGCGGCCTCCACCAGCACCTTGCGGCCCTTCTGCAGGTGCACAACGGTGCCCTCGTGGGTATAGAGGCAAGTGTCGCCCGGCTCCAGGTCCACCGGGCGGTGGCGGCCGTCGTCGGCTTTGATCATCACTGTGCGGCCGCGCTGCCCATTTAGAGACAGCGCAATGCCTTCGGCGCCTGGCAGGGGCACGCTGGTGATGCCGTAGTCCTGTAGGCGTTGGACGTTGCGAAGCTCGCCGCCGAGGATCTCCACCTGGACGACCTGGATCTGGGTGCCGTCGTCGGTGCGCAGGACGCGGGCGGCCGACGCCAGGCGCTGGATCAGCTGCAGCAGCCGCATCACCACTTCTCCTCAGCGGGTTCGCCGCCTTCCGCCGGCGCCATAGCGATCAGGCTGTAGACGTCCTTAGGCACCACGGTGATCTCGGAGCGGGTGCCGCTTTCGTCCTTGGTGTTGGTCACCGTCTTGATCAGCAGCTCGGCGTTGATGTCCCAGCGCGGGATGCGCACAGGCACCCGCTCGTTGGGCTGCCAGAGGCGGCCGTTGGCCGACCAGCCGCTCACGGTGATGACGATGCTGCGGCCCCGGCCGCGCCGCACGTCGCGCTCCCAGGCGGCGCGATCGGCGAGGGTCACGCCGGTGGCCAGCGTCTCGGCGGTGACCAGCTTGAAGCGGTTGCGACGCACGGCCGGGTCGTTCGCCGCGCCGCTGGCGTGCAGTGCCTGGGCGCCGTTCCAGCTCTCGGTGGATTCGCTCTGGCCGAGGGCCACGTACCGGGCGAAGCGCTCGCTGTCGTCGTCGTCGCCCTCGGCGTTTTCGATGTTCTCGCCCTCGATCAGGGCGTTGGGGTTGCGGTCGGCGCCGGCGCGGGTGAGCAGCAGGCCGCCACGGCCGTCGCTCATCACCAGCACCGCGCGCTGGCGGGCGTAGCGCTCGATGCACTCCCACACGGATTCACCGGGGTCGATGGAGCAGTTGCCGAAGGCGGAGCCGACATCCAGGCCGCTGGCCACGTTCACGCTCACGTTGTGCGGCTGGCAGAGCAGCCGGGCGAGCGCCGGCAGGGACAGGCTGCCCAGGTCGCCGGTCTTGTAGTCGCTGCCCGGGCGGCGTGCGGAACTGTCGACGATATCGGCGGCGCGGTCGCGGCCATTCACCGTCAAGCCGCTGGTCTCTTCCCCGAAGTTGGGGCGGCGCCGGTCCACGTAGCCGGTGATCGCCGTGCTGCCGTCCAGGATCAGCTCACAGGCGTCGCCCTTGCGGATCGGCCACCGGTCGGGCTGCCCGGGCCAGCGCTCTGTCACGTCCAGGGAGAAGGCGTTGGCAGCCTGCTCGATGCTGCGCGTGCACCGGATGGACTTCCAGCCCGCGAAGCGACGGCCGCCGACCTTGAGAATCGCCTCAGACATCGCGCAGCACCTCCAGCGGCTCGCCGCCCGGCACGAAGCCCGGGTGGCGGATGCGGTTACGGGTGACGATGTCGGCCTCGCGGGTGGCGTCACCGTACAGACGGTGGGCGATCAGCAATGCCGGCATGGTGGTGGCCGGCGTGTGGCTGGCCACCTCCGGCAGGCGCAAGCCGCGCTCGCGGATATCCGCCACCACGGCCGCGCGCAGATCCTGCAGGCGGTAGTAGACGGTGTCGTCGATCGGGTTACCTTCCGGGTCGGTGTTGCTCTGCACGCCGTCGATCACGTCGTTGATGGCGTCGAGCGCCTCGCCGGCTTCCTGCTGGCTGGGGAACTCGGTATCGGCCAGGCTCTCCGCGCCGGAGGCCGCGCCCGCCACTTGCGCCAGGTCGCGGATGGCGGCCTGGTTGGTCGCCTGCTGGCGGCGCAGCGGCGTGTTCAGGGTGATGGGCGGGAACTGCCGGCCCCAGTCCAGCGCCCGCAGGATGTTGCCGACGCCGCCGGCGCTGGTGTTGTAGAGGTTCACCACCGCGTCGACGATGCCACCGGCCAGGTCCGCCGGCGACGAGATCCAGCCGGCCAGGTCATCGCTGCTGGTGCGGATCTGGCCGCTCAGCTCGGTGAGCCGATCGCGGATCGCGTCGACGCTCCACTCCGGCGCGCCGGCCACGCTGAACTGGTCTTCGAACACCGCTTTAACCGCCGTTCGAACGGCGGTTAAAGCGGTGTTCGAAGACCAG